TTCATTTGAAGCTAATGTACATTCCACTTTTGTCTCATCAGGAAAATCTGAAGGCGCTTCTTCACCTCCACCTCCAATTACTTCATTCTTTTTCAGGTAACCGTTGTAATTCTCCATGAATTCTGCTTGGTCTTCACCACGAATAATAGTACTCATAACACTTTGATATTTAATTGTTTAACACTACAAACGCAGCCCCACTTTGTGTAGGGGTACGTGCAGTGCATATTGTAATAGGGGATGGGTGTATGGGGAGCTATCTGTATTCACTTATGGGGTAAAAAGNTGTTATAAAAAAAATAAAATAAAAAAATGGGGTATAAGTTGAGGGGTTAAAAGTGGGGAATGGGGGATGTGAGTACACTTTTGTTTCTATGGGAGTATATTTCAGATAAATAATAGACAAGGAAAAAATATTTGGATAATAGGGGAAGTATGTATTATGTTTGGGGTATAGAAATAGATAGTTATATGCGCTATATACGAGGAATAGATATAGATTGGTTTACGAAAGGGAATCCTTTTAGTGAGGATGCTATGTATCCGTATATATTTGCATTTGATTATGTAACAGTAGGAGAGAGTGTAGACACGATGGAATTGCAACAAGTTTGTTTAAATTAAATAGTAAGTTATGAATGAATTAGAATTGACAAAGGGTTATGTAATGGTAAGGCATTATTACAAGCGACCGAGTGGGTTAATAGTAAAGCCTGAAGCTATGGGTACGTTGGAGCGATGTATATTGGTAGTAGGCATCAATGATGAAGTGTTGGAAGTGTTTGGGGATATTGTAGGCAGGTGTGTAGTAATCAGCAGCAGCTATATGTCTCATGGGGAGATAGTAGAGGTTGACGGTGGTATATGTATGATATTACCTGTAGGGTCAGTGATGGCGGTATATAATAAGGTAGAGACAGAGAAGATGTTAAAGAAGTATACTGCGACTGCGGAAGAGATCAGCAAGACAGTAAGTTTACCAAAGGCACCGATAGTAAGTCCGGCACAGGCATGAAGTTAGGGGATGCCATAGACCAGGGTAAGTTGATAGACAATGTCAAGGTATACAGGAAGTATCAGATGAAGAGCATTGACATGTCGAAATATCCGAGTAATGTATACAAGGCTATGACGGTATCGGAGATCAAGGAAGTCATGGAGTGGTATTTTCTGCAACTGCGGAAGCACATAGTGAGTTTAAACAGGAAGATATTTAAGTTACCGGGGGTAGGATATATCAGGGTAATAGAGTACAGGGCTAATTTACGTAAGCATATAAAGGCAGAAGACCATGAAGTATGATTTTACCTTACCGATATTAGAGCTTGTAGATGGTGAGTTAGAGGTCACGCCATGGGCATTAACGGTAAAGGAGTTCCGGGGCATCTATGAAGCGGACAAGAGGAAGGACAAGAAGATAGCGGTATCGACATTGATGTACATAGGTATCTGTGAGGATTATTCGTTGTGGGGGCTAAAAATGCCACAGGACAAGTTATTGCAGTATGCGAGGAAGCATTGTGGTATATTGAAGTACAAGAAGTCATGGATACCACATTCGGGGATACGCAGAGCCAGGGAAGTGTACAGAGACTTACAGTCTAATGTAGCTGTAGACATGCAGATGTTGTTTATTGCGGAGAAGGCTATTATGTCATTGACAAGGATAGTAGCGAGGATAGTAAGCAATGCAGATGATATATTGGCGAGGGCAAAGATTGACGACACAGATATTACTACGACAAAGTCATTGATCAATAAGTTCATGAATACTACTGGTGATCTAAGTGAGCGTTTGAGTGTCATCAGGGACTTACAGGACAAGATAAGTTCTTTACGTAGGCAAGAGCGTATAGCAAGGATACGAGGTGGTGGCAATGTAGGGCCGAGGGAGAACCCTGAAGATTCCATATTAAACAAGTTCAAGGATGCCTCAAATAATTAGCACATCGAAGAAAGTACAGGTAACGTGGGATGATCTGTATAAGATTAAGTTCACGAATACAGGTATTGTCAGAAGTGCAGCTATAACCTTTGAGGAGAAGGGGCGTTACTGTCCATATAGTGAAGGTGACCCCTTAAGAGAGGACTGGTGGGATGAAGAAGAGAGAAAGAGTCTTTATGGTGATTGGTTTCCTATTGGGCCTGGTGGTGAGTTTATTTATATACCAGGGTATTTTTACTTCTATCTTAACTACTGCCCTATATTAAAGAATGAAGACAACCAGGACAATGAAAGTGAGGCATACAAGAATAATATTGTCGTCAACGAAGACGGTATGGTTGAGTATATTGACTATGAACTTATCAAGGCTGACAGGATAGAGGGATTTCCTGACTTTTGGGATGGTGACTTCTGGCACTTCAAGTACATTGATGATGCAGAGAAGCATGGTAAGTTTGGTGTTGAGTTAAAGCGTAGGGGTGTAGGAGCGAGTTTTAAGGCTGCAAGCAATGGTAACAGGAACTACTTCCTTATTCCTAAGTCGAGGTCATTCTATATTGCCAATGAGAAGCAGTTCTTATTAGGCAGTGATGGAGTGCTGCAGAAAGCCTGGGATATGATGAACTTCATTGACAACAACACTGACTGGGCAAAGAGGCGACAATTCTCCAATGCACAGCTTGAAAAGAGAGCATCATATAAGGAGAACATTGACGGCGTAGAAATAGAGCAAGGGTATAAGTCATCGATATCTGGTATTACTACCAAGAATGACGCAGGTAAGGTCAGGGGTATCAGGGGTAAGTTTGTCTATCTTGAAGAAGCAGGTAAAGACCCTCACTTCTTAGAGAAGTACATTATCCTTAACAACTCTGTCAAGCAGCAACGTAAGGTCTTTGGGTTTATCTTTGGAGCCGGAACAGGGGGTCAGGAGGGCAGTGACTTTAGTGGATTAACAGAGGTCATGACAAATCCTGATGGATATAATGTATATGGTATACCTAATGTTTGGGATAATTGCATGGCGCATAAAAAGACTGGATATTTTTGGCCCACACAGTTATGTGCAGAAGGTTTTATTGACAACGAAGGTAATAGTGATATGGTTCTTGCCACAGCCTTTGAGATGGCAGAGCGTAAGAAGGCAGAACAGAACTCCACGGACAGGACAGCTCTTGTCAGGCATATTGCAGAGAACCCCTTTAACATCCGTGAGGCAACACTAAACATCGAACGTAGTATATTACCTATTGACGTACTCATGGATCAACTATCAGAGGTAGAGACCAATGACAGGATAAAATATTATGGCAGGAATGGNATGGTCTTCCGTACAGGTGATGGCAAGATAAAGTTCAAGGAGAGTGACAAGTACATACCTATTGACAACTACCCATGGAAGATGAAGGACAGGGAAGACGGATGTATTGTAATCTATGACAGCCCTATCAGAAACAACGGTACTATTCCTGACGGAATGTATATCCTTGTCAACGACCCATACTACCATGATAAGAGCACAGGCCCCTCGTTGGGAGCAACGTATATATATAAATGTATAAATAACTTCAGCACCTACCGTATGGACACCATAGTGGCAAGCTATGTAGGACGGCCAAAGACCCTTGAAGAATACACACGCAATATGTTTCTATTGGCAGAGTACTACAATGCTAAGATGTCCTTTGAGATTGACAGAGGGCGCCATGTCTTTGACTATGCTAAGAGACACAAGAAGCTAAGTATGTTGCAGAAGGAGTTTGACTATAAATACAATTCAGCAATTCCTAAGCCAGCGATAAAACGAGGATACGGTTTTAAGATGTCATCAGGGAAGGATGACCCTATAAGGCGTATCGGTGAGCAGTACTATGCTGACTGGTTACTCCGGGAGAGAAGTATTGATGAGAACGGAAAAGCGACATTAAACGTACACACTATATATGACAGAGCATTATTATTAGAGTCGATAGCTTATGGTAATGGTGGTAACTTTGACAGGGTAGATGCTATGATACAGCTTATGTACTTCACCAAGGAAATAGAGAACAAGCCAATACGGACAGAAGAGTATAGCAACAGTGATTATTTCTCAGCACAACGCACAGCAAGATTTTACCAACACGCAAAATGGTACTAACATGAATGATATAACAACTGATGTCCCGGATCAATTTCTGACGACAAATGAAAAGAAGAAAGATGACTTTCAGCATTACAAAGACACTGCTGATGCGTACATTTCTATGGCAGGATTTGGCAGCTACTACAATGGCTATGATGACAATGATGCCAAGTTACAACTATACCGTATATATAATGGTGAGAAGATCGAAGAGCACTATGCGGGATTTGAAGACCCTTATGGCACAAAAGATACTACCAACCCTATGCCGTTGAATGATGTCAAGCCCTGGAACATACTTAGGAGCAATACAGACATTATCATTAACGAGAAGTCTAAGCGTATGTGGCAGTACATGGCTGTCAACAGAGGTGAGGATGTCTTACAATCGAAGTCTGAGGAAGTAAATGCCAAGCTAATAGAAGCTATGCGTCAGGAGATTGTAAACATCGCCAATGAACAAGGCAGGAACACAGGAGTGCAGTCTAAGCCTGTAGGTGATCTGTCAGCGCTGAAGCTTGCAACAGAGACTAAGTTTATTGACAAGAGGGCTATGAGGGCACAGAAGATAATGAAGGTAGCCTTATCGGAGCAGAATGTCAAAGACAAGCTCAATAGGATAGGTATGAAGCATTGGGTTATCTCCGGTGATGTATGTACATATAAAGGGATACGTCAGAATGGCTTTGTCTATGAAGTTATCAATCCATTAAAGATACGCTTTATTGGTAGCAAGGATATACGTTATGGCAGGGATATGGAAGCAGCAGTACGTATTGAGTACATGTCAGTATCTGATGTTATGAAGAACTTCTATGACTTACTGGATAAAGAGCAAATCGACAGGCTAAAGTCGGGGCCATCATCTTCCAATGATGTTGTTGACCCAACAGTATTCCGTGTCTATGACACCTATGCCAATGACAGCAAGACCGGGGAGTTAATACAGGTTATCCATATAGCATACCGATCATTTTACAAGAAAGGCATCATCACATATCTTGATGAATTTGATGAAGAGCAGATGATAGAAGTAGATGACACCTTTGATAAGAAGGCTTTTGGCTATACCGTTGTAGAGGAAGAATGGGAGTGGGAGAACTGTGTTGATGAAGTATACCGCATTGACGGAGATATGTATGCAGGTGCTGGACGTATAGGATGGTTATCACATGACAAGAACAACCCCCGGATTGTGCCGTTACCTTACAACTGTGCTTTCTTCTCAAATCTAAATACAGAGAATACATCACTGGTCAAGGAATCATATATCTATCAGTTTTTGTTTAACGTATATAAGGCAAAGATGGAACGGCTTATCAGTGTTGACAAGGGGCAGGTATCAATCATTGATGTAGCAGCATTAAAGAAGTATGGATTAGGACAGATGGATATTGACAAGGCCATGTACTATATCGAATCACAACATATATTATGGGTTGACAGTAGTGCTGATGACTTCGGTAAGTTTCAGCAGTGGGGCAGTAAGCTTGACTTCTCACAGCACAATGCCATAGCAGCCCTTATACAGGTCGTGAATCAATTAAAAGACGAGTTAGATACGTCTATGGGTATTACTCCTCAGAGGCGTGGAGAGGTTGCTAACAGTGCCGGAAAAGCAACAACAGAATATGCTATTGAAAGAAGCTATGTAGTATCAGAAGGTATCTTTGTTGACTTTGAGAACTTTGAAGAAGAAGAACTCAATGACATCCTCAATGTTGCTAAGATTGTATATTCCAATATGACAGGTATGTACATGGTAGAAGGTATGCCAGTATACCTTGACCCGTCAGAAGGAGATATAGAAGAAGAAGATTTGGGTATCTATATGTCTAAGGCATCGGCAGACAAGCGCAAGTTAGAGACCATGAGAGCCATAGCGCAGCCATTTGCACAGAATGTAGGCAAGAACGGTATTACTCCTGAAATGATAGCCTCTATTGCAGAGAGTGATAGCATGTCAGAGATAAAGATTGCCATGCAGAAAGCTGATAATGCAGTAAAGTCTTATGAGCAGCAGATACGTAATCATGAGATGGAGATGCAGAACCAAAAGATACAAGCAGAGAAAACAGCTAAACAAGCAGACCAACAGTTTGAAGCACAGGAAAATGCTCTTGACAGAGAGAAAGACGTCAGCGTAGCACGTATCAAGTCAGCAGGGTTTGAGGAAGAGACAAGTATCTCCGATATAAATACTCCTGGCATTGATAAAGATGCTGCCAAGGTAAGAGCCGAGCAGAATAAAAATGCTACGGAATCGAAACGCATGAATTTCGAAAGACAGAAGCATAAAGATGAGATGGAAGACAAGGAAAAAGAGCGCAAGAATAAGATACAATTAAAGAAGATGGATTTGAAAAACAAAGTAGTTGGAGAGAAATAGTTATAGTGATATATCAAATAGTAATAGAGCAAAAGTTTTTTTATTTTAAGTATTATTTTTTTAATTTATAAATTA